CCTCGGCAGGGCTCATGCCTGGCTTTCGGTTGGCCGATGCTAGAAACGGATTGAACTGCCGAGCGTCCCAGGGTCGCTTATCTTTCCTCGGAGTCAGTCCGTCCCGAATCGCCGCTTCGAGCCTTGCGTTTTTTTGCCACGCTGTTTCCGCGATAATGGCAAGTTCTCGGAGCGTTCTGCCTTCTGGGCTGATTCCTGCGTGCCCTGCGTAGATTGCAACAAGACTTGCCGTGTCAATTCGTCCGCGTGCACTTGTGCTTTCTCGATCCGTAGTCGATTGATTTCCTTGATGTTCTCCCAAATCTGCCGGAGTATCTTGCCCCGGCTTTGTGGGAAAAAATCGATGGTACTTTGCACAAGAGCATCGGATGCCCTGGAAATCGCATCACCAAATAAAGCAACCGCAAAACTCTCCGGATCGATTCCTCGATGTTCACATTGCTCCTTGCATAGTGCGTGAATTGCATCAACAAGAGCAACCACATCATCGACTAGATTACTCAATGCCTGTTGTGAATCCATGCACTTGTAAAGGTCGATCCCAACCAATTCTCGTACACGCCGAATCGAAGTCACATCGACTCGCAGGCCCCATGTTCGCCCCTGCTCGTCCACGAACTCTCGCATAACTACCTCGCTTATGATGTCACAATATAACGCTCTGGCTCGACCAAAGCCCCAGTCTCTCGAATACGTGCTAGTTCAACGGTGATATCCATCGTCACGTTATTTTCAAGGTCTTGCGTCTCTGGCATCGCCGAAACGAATCCAGGAAATAACCAGCCCTCGCTGCCAACCGTTTCTACGTCGCCATCCATCACAAAAAACGTCAGAACTGTATCGTTCAAGAACGAGTCAATCAGAGCGTCCAAAACAGTGTCAGTGCCCTTTTCATAAAGGTAGCCGAACGTCAATTGAATCGACTTATTGCCCGCAACCGCGAACTGCCATCCACTCTCACGGCTCATAATCTTGTTGACGGTTTTCGATAGGTCCGCCACCGATACCGAAACAGCCTTTTTGATTTCAACGTGAACCGGAGTGCCGTAGTCAAGCGAGTAGTATAGCTTGCACTCTTTGCCGACAACACTTACCGCTGTATCTGCCATCTATCGATCTCCTAAAGTGTATTTCGTTCTGTGATTTGGTAGGTGTACCGGACAATCGACTCAAACACATTGAACTCTTCTGCAAGTGCTTCGCTTGCTATCGGATCAGTCTCGATCGCCGTCAGTGTGCAATTCGCAATCACTCGGCAATCTTCTTTCATCACTCGCTCAATCTCATCGACGAAATCGATATATTTCTCTGTTTCGTAGCGTGCTTCACTATCGTTGGTCTCTGCCACATTTGGCATGTCGGCCAGAATATGCAGAACCACGGGCAGCTCATGCTTGTATTGGATGCGACTTGCTACCTCGGCTGACTTATTCGCCAACTGCACGTAAACACGCGGCTGAGCCGTGAGCCCCTCTCGCGTGAATGCAAAGTTGTATCCTTTGACAAAATCCGGCTGAAAGTCGGTAAAGTCCTCTGCGTCACTTCGGGCCTGTAACGCCTCAACGATACCCGTCAGCAAGCTAACGATTCGTGAGGCCATTAGGTTCCCTTTTTCTTCGTGTGCATGCGTAGGCCAATCTGGCGAGTGTCCAGGTAGCGAACGCTCTGTAGTCCGCCACTTGGCAATATCTCGTAGACGCCATCGCTATCCACAATTTCATCGCCGCGTTGAGGTATTCCAAAGTTTGGAATTTCCTCACCGTTGAAAATATAATCGCGGGAGACGAACCGAATCGTTCTCCCGTCCGATTGTTGTTGTTCCCATTCTGATCGTCCCAATACAACGGTGATCTCTGCCGAGCTTGACGCACGACGAAAAATCACCGTCCGAGAGGCGTACGACTCAAGCGTATCTAGGAGCCAGTTGACTCCATCGGAAAGCATGTCAGCCATACGCCCACCTCAATTAAGACCAATCGTCAACGCTGGTTCCAGTTCCGTTCAGATCGACATACACAAACAAGTCGCCGTCAGCCTTGGCATACGCTGCCGTTCCAATAAGGATCTTACCGGAGCCACTGGAAGTCGCTGCAACCTGAGTCGATTCTGTCAGGTACACCAATGCGCCTGCCGAAAAAGTATTCGCCTCAATGGCATCCACTTTTACAACGCCTTCACACAACGCTCGCACCTTGTCGCCGCTGGCTGTTCGCTGGTTTGCGGTGATGACGCAAGCCTTACCGTCGGCAGACAAAAGGATATCACCGCTGTCGTATGCAGCGGCTAAGGTAATTTCCCGTTCACCGGGACCGTGATATAAACTCGTACCCATTCTATGGGCCTCCTGTTATTTCTTCTTCTTGGATTGGGTCGGCTTGGCTTGTGGCTTGGCCGGTTCAGTTTCTTCTGCGGTTGGCTCGCTCGATTCAATTTCGCCTTGCGGATCGTCGTCTCGCTCACTTGCCCACCCTTGAGCCAATATTGACGAAAGGTAATCCTTGTCAAGATTGGTGACATCGGCACCGGCTGGCAATCGCTCACCCGCCACTACCACATCTCGATTCAAAATCAGTCGCATAATGGCCTCGCTTAAAACTGTGCGGATAGTACGCCGCTACCCGCACAGAGAATCCAAATCAAACTACAGAGCCGCCGATTGGTTGTACACAAATCCACGCCAATCGAGAGCAACACCGTTTACGTACAACCGGACGTCGAAGTTTAATCCGAACTTGCCGTTTGTGAGTTCCGTGGTTCGCACGATCGGAGCACTCCCAGCACCTTGCAGTGTGGTGAATTCAATCGTGTGGGCTTGGTTCGATACCAAATACCAAGTCGATGCCGAGCCGCTATAAGCGGTTCCGGTTACCTTATTGGTCACGCCTAACTTCAATCGGGCCTCGGCAATAACTTGAATGTTATGACGAGCCAATGGATTAAGTTCGCCTTCATTGGCGTTGGTGGTCGCATTGCGAGCCGATTGAGTCAACTGCACTGCGAGGTCGGCCAATTCAGGCGGAACCAATAAATGCGTTGGCTCCAAGTTCAGGATTGCGTCGCCATCCTTGAATTCCATCATCGCCGCAATAGCTGCCGAAAGGCTTGCACGACTGAGAGCTGCCGAGCCAAACTTGTTGCCGTCCGTCGTGTTGAACAACGCTCGACCGGTTGCGTTCAGGTTTGCATTGGCTAGCAAGATCGCTGCACCAATGTTAGGACGAACGCGACCAGCGGCCAAACCGAAATCACGTGGAGTTTCTTTGAGCTTACCAAAGTTGTCACCCAGCAAATCAGCTTCATCGAGCTCCATTTGTTTAGCAAACCGCTCGACCTTGGCCTTTTCGGTTTTCGCAGCTCGCGTTGCGTGACTTGCCTCACCACCAATTGGCAAGTGGTCTAAGTCGCCAGCGGCTTCCATGCGAATTCGGTCATGCTGCTCCATGTCCGGATTTTCGCCATCGACCGTCCACCCTTCAGTGAAGTCGGTGATTTCAGAGTATCCGTCGAGAACCTTCGCGCCGAATGTCTGGCCGAACAAATCGCTTACCGAACTTCCTGGAGAAAAAGCGGCTTGCAAGATGGCGTGGCGACCGACCGGAACTTCCTTGCCAGCGGCTCGCATCGCATGGGCGCACATATCAATCATCGACTCGCCACGCATTGGCTGAGCCTTTTCAAGAATCGCCTGCTTAGCGTCGTTGTTGATGTCGGCACGCAACCACGCCGGAGCACTGTCGCGAAGCCTCTTTGATTGCCATTTCTTGTCTTCGACATCAATTCCGGCTCGCAAAGCCAAAGCGGCTTGCAAGACGTGTTTGTTGATGTCGCTCGACGACTTTGTGTGAATAGCTGGCACTTGTGGCCGATCCTTTCGAGTGGCCTGGAGCCGCTCATGCTTGAGGAAATGATATTCCGTATCGCGGAGGCTCCATCCCTCTTTGATGGAATGAGCACAAAGGTCAACCTCCTTTCCGGCAATCCCTACCTTGGGATTGTCGTTCTTCGCGCAGAAGTCGCGAACCGATGCAACGCGGGCTTGCTCGGCGGCTAACATTTCGCGTTGGGCTTTGAGGTCCAACTTGCCGCTAGCCTTGGCCTTCGCTGCCATCTCTGGCTCTTTAGTTGGATCGGCCATCGATCCATCCTCGGCACTCGCATCGGGCATCGGCGGGGCAGGGGGCTCCGCTGAGCTTTCGATGGTTTCCGCGTACTGCTTTTGCAATACAGTCTTCAGTTCTTCGCTGATTGCTGTCACGTCCAGCCCCAGCGAAGCAACAAACTCTTCAAAGGTCGGCATAGTAGCCTCTCCGTTGCTTAGTCGTGCCATAATTTCAGCGTAACTCTCGGCATCACCTGGCACCGTAACAAACGAGATTTCTTCAAGAACGCTTGAAGTGACAACCAGAACAGGGCCAGCAAAATCACGGCCATTAACCGTAACCGTCTGCCCCTCTTCATAGATTTGATATTCAGTGATTCCGAGCCCAATGGAACACTTCCATGGAAACCCGGCCTCGCCACTTTGGA